TGGGCGGCAGCTTGCCGGTTTGCCGGAAGACTTCCGCTGCCGCGTCCAGCGACGCGGCACTCTCGCTGCCGGCACGGATTGCGGCTGCGCCTGCACCCTCATAGACCGGTCGCGCCGTACGCGGATCGACCAGCGAGGTATTGGTATTGACCGGTACCGGTTTCAAGCCCGCTTCGATCCGGTCGGCCCAGGCATTCATGGCCTGGGCTTGCGCGGCGGCACCGCGGCGCGGATCGGTTGCTTCTCGCATCGCCGCCATCCGAAGGTCGGCAACGGCCTTCATCGGATCGGTATAGCCCGGCGGCAACGGCTCCTGCGGCACCAGCGGCTGCTGCGGCTGGCCGCCTTGCTGCTGCGGCTGGGCTGGCGCCCCTTGTGGCTGTTGCTGCCGCGTGACCTGTGCCGCGGGCGTCCCGGCGTTGGCCGACGGCGGCAGATTGCCGGATGCATCCGCGACCTGCATCCCGCCGCTGCCCCCTTGCGGGGCTTGCGCGTTTTGCGCGGTCATCGCGGGCCCCTGCATTTTTTTGGCGCCCCACACTTCGAGATCCCGCGCCGTCATGCCTTGCAGGAACGGATTGGCCTTGACGGCGGCGTTTCCGAGAATCTGCGCGACCGGCGTATTTGGGTCGGCCTGCAGCACCTTGATGGCACCGCCGAGGCCGGCGAAATGCGCCAGATAGGTCGTCGCGGGTGTCACAGGAAGACCGGCTTTTGCCAAGCCCTGCTCATTGCCGGCCGTGAATGCCTCGGTCACCCGGGTCGCCAGTTGCGGAATCTTCCGCATCGCCAGCAACTGGTCGTCGCTGCGCCCCGCCGCCAGATTCGGGAAATACTTCTTGAGCGAGTCGATCCAGGTCGAATCGGTGAACTGGCCGACACCCTCGGCCGATGATCGCGGATTCCTGCCGCTGCCCTCGACCTGAATGATCCGGGCCGCCGTTGATCCGACATCGGATGAAGTCGGAGCATACGCTTGCGGCTGGACTTGCGGCTGTCCCTGTTGTGGCTGACCTTGCTGTGGCTGGCCACCCCCGAACATCGGCGACATCGGCGCCGGCTGCTGCTGTAACAGTTTGACCGCAGCATCCGGATCACCCTTGGCGGCGAGAATCTGGGCGGCCTTGCCATAGTCGATCTGCCCCGTGGACGGATCGATCGGCAGTCCACCGGAGAAAGCCTTGGAAAGATCAAGCTGCTGCTGGCCTTGTTGAATCCGCTGCTGGTTGAGCTGCTTCTGCTGATCCGTCAGTTTCGACTGCTGGTAATCGTTGTAGAGATTGCCAAAGGCGGAAAAATCCAGAATCGGCGCGTTGAAGCTCGCCGCCCCCGGAGCATTGACGCCGTTGTCGAAACCCGCCATCAGGCCGCCTCGAGGAACCGCGAGAGATCGCCGACATAACTAGGCTCGGATTTAACCGGACGATGGTCGTCGAGCTGCACGACGTTATCGCCAACGAAGCGCGCGAGCGAGGCGGCGAGGTCTGTGGCCTTGGAATAATCCACGGCCTTGTAGCCGCCGATCTCGACCACGGCATCGGGCCGCGACTTCTCCACTTCCTGCGCCATCACGCCGATGCGCGGGGTGTCGTCGCCCTTGTAGCGGTAGCGGTAGACGTTGGTGCCGTCATAGAGTTCGCCGATCGGCTCGATGTCTTCCTTCAAGCGGACATCCGAGAAGATCGAGGTGGCGAGTTTCAACCCCTGCCCGATCGCGTTGATGCCGTTGGCGCTGGCCGTGAGCCCCGCCAAGTCCGCATTGGCATTGGCATTGCCGATCCCGGTCTGGGTCGCCCAGTCGAGATTGGCGAGCGTGTTCTGGTTCTGGTTGACGGCGTTGCCAAGCCCGGTATTGACGTTCGCGATGCCGCCCGCCGCGTTCTGCGAGGCCTGCAGGTACGGCTGCAACTGGCTCACGTAATTGTTGTAGGTGGTGCCGGCAAGGCCCTGGTTGTAGTTCGACAGCGCCAAGGCCTGGTTGCCCGAACCCGCCATGCCGGTCGCCGCTGCCTGGGCGTTGATCGCATTGTTGCCCTGCTGCTGCTGGAAGGCAAAGCCGGGCGTGGCCTGCAGCGTTTGCTGGGCGGTCTTGTTGCCGTTCGCCCCGTTCAAGCCGAGCACATTGCCGAGCTGTTGGACGCCGGGCTGCGCCTGCGAATAGTTCTGCAAGTACGGCTGCAGCGCCGCCGTGTACTGCGTGTTGAGGGTGTTGGTGCCGGAATTGATCGCAGACGTTGCCTGCTGGTTCGCGGCCTGCAGGCCGGAAATCTGCGCCTGTGCCGCGGCCTGCTGATCGCCGGTACCGAAGATGTCGAAGAGTCCCATCAGTTCATCCTCACCTGAACAATCGATCCGTTTCGATAGAACTCACCGATCCCAACACCTGCCGCAGCCGCGGCCTTGTCATTGACCGCGTTGACCAAGGGCGGCGCCGCGCCCCCCGCGAGTGCGGTGATCAGCGCATCCAATTTGCCGAGGTACTGCCAGAACGACTGCGCCGGCCGGCCTGCATTGTCGGCGATCGGAAACGACGGCGCCGGCAATGGATTCTTCTGCGGCAGGCTCACGGCTGCACCTCGCGGCCGTCGCCCGACATGGTGCCGCCCATCAGCGAGCGATAGACGGGATCGGTGATATCGATGCGCCAGCGCACGCCCATCGGACCGGACTGGCCTCTATTCTTGACGCTGGCGCGCGAGCGCAGGATTTTGCCTTGCGGCGCCAACGAGCGGATCGAGGGATTGTCGAAGTGTACCCCGCCGTTCTTCGAGCATGAGATCGCGCAAGATGGATTGGCTGCACCGGGAGGTGCGGTGATATCGGTGACGGTGCCGCCCGAGACATAGGCGTTCTGGAACGCACTGCCGACGAGTTCGACATGGTTCGCATCGATGACCGTGAGCGGCCAGGTGCCGTTGGCTTCCGTCGTTCCCGTGATGCCCGCCACAATGCCTTCGTCGCCGCTTTTCGCCTGCGAGGTGCCGTTGACCGTGAGCCGAACCACGCCGCCGGTGCCGCTCGAGGCGCCCAAGACCACCATCGAGAAATTCCCGACCGCCTGGCCCACGCCGAATGCAAAGTCGAAATCGGCCCGCGCGATCCGCATGGATTCCGGGAAGTTCCTCACCGGACCGGATTCGATCCGGAACAGCATCGGCGCGCCGTTCTCGGTATAGTTCTGGTCATCGACCACCAGGATGTTGCCGCTTTGCTGGTCGCCGACCAGCCACTTGCCGAATGCCGGATGGCCGCAGGTGGCGCGCGCTCTTCCGTACTGCCCGCCGGTCCAGGACTGCTTTTCGTGCCAGCGCTTGGTCGAGAGGTTGAATTCCCAGGTCCATGCGGGCGAGGACAGATTCCAGAACTTCTTGCCGCCATACATCTGTGTGCCGGCCTCGATGATATTGCCCGCCCTCACCTGCGCCTCGATCAGCCGGTCGAGATCCGGCGGCGACACCTTGATCGGCGCGAGCGATCCGGCGGTGAGCCAGTACACCCCGAAATCCTGAGCCACCCACAACAGTTCGGAGAAGCCGACCTCGAAACCCGCGATCGCCGCGGATTGAATTAATCCGGTTTCGAGCACCACCAGCCGCGCATAGGGGAAGTTCGGCGCCGGGTTGGCGGCATCCTGCCAGATTTCGCAGGAGCCCGTGGTGAACAGCAACAGCACGCCGGAAAACGGAATCGGCCGTAAGAGTGTGACGTCGGCTTTCGCCTGCACCCGGATATAGGTGAGCGGGTTGATCAGCAGCGAATTCAGCGCCGAGGCAAAACATCTCCCGTCGGCGATGGTGTAGAAGAAATAGCCGTCCTGGTTGCAGACCCCGTTGGGCTGCGGCAGGTTGCCCTGGCCGTTGTACGCCAACGGCGCGCCGGCAAACACGATGCCGACGGTTCCGGTGCCGCCCGCCATCACGCCCGTCGCGGGGTTGAAGGTGATCATTGTGGTCGATGGCGGCGTGATGTCCGTGACCGTTCCGCCGGAGGTCCAGGCGTGGACGAAGGCGCTGCCTTGCAACTCGATATGCGTGGCGTCGATCACGGTGACCGGAAAGACGCCGTTGGCTTCCGTGGTGCCGAGAACCCCCGCAACCTGAACCTGGTCGCCGGTGATCGCCGATGAACTCGAATTCACCGCCATGCGAACCACCCCGCCGGTGCCGGAGGCCGCGCCCGTCACCGTCATCGTGAGGTCCGTTGCCGCGGTGACGGACGACAGTGACGTGCCGTTACCGATGAATCCGCCTTGCGAGATCGTGATGACGCCGAGCGCCGAGGCCGCCGAGACATCCGCCGCAATCAGGGCCGCATTGGCATTGATCAGGGCGGTGAGCCCCGCGGCAATCGTGGTCGGGGTCTCCGCATTGCCGAAGGTATAGGTGACGGTGACCGGGAAACCCGAGACTTGCGTGTTGACGAACTGCAAATTGACCGAGGCACCGGCCGCAAAAGAAGCACCAGTGACGGTCGCCTGGATAGTCGCACTTGCGAGCACCGAGGTGTTGAGGATATAGGCGCCGTTGTCGACATCGACCGCGACCACGTCCGGATTGGGCGCGGCCTGGTCGCGCGCGATCGAGACCTTCTTGGTGCCCGGAAAGGCGCCCAGCGAAACCACGGTCCCGGCGACGTCGACGGTCGAGACGTTGTTATTGAACACCTCGAACGACAGGTTGTTGACGATCAGCCCGCCGCGGTAGCCGGCCTGATTGGTGATGGCATGTTGGGAAAGGCCGGCCGAGCCGACCCACTTCTGCGCCGCCGGTCCCGTGGGCTTCGACGCCTCGCCCAAAGGCTCCGCATACGCGTTGATCAGGCGCCCCGAACCTTCCTGGGGATTCTGCCCCGGAAAGGACGACAGCGGGAACGGGATCGGGACGGGCTGGCCCATCAGTAGTTCAGGATCCGCAAGGGCTCATAGGTGGGCTTGCCCCGCCCCATGATCTTGAGCGATTTCGCCGCCGTTCCGGCCCCGATCTCGACATTGCCGATGCCACCCAGCCCCTTGTTCACCAGCGTGCCGTATTCGGCCCCGGAGATGCCGAGCGCGGATGCACATTCGCCCGCGACGATGTCGGCGAGATCGGAGAACCACGCGCCGGGGATGTTGTTCGGATCGGCGACGAACACGATCTCGAGCCCGGCGAGTTTCCTAAAAATGGAATCGAGAAGGTTGTTTACTGTTGCAAAATCTTCGACGTCAACGTTCTGTCCCACCGCGAGCACGCCGGCATTGGCGAGCGCCTGCAGCACGAGATCGGACGACGTCCGGTAGGGGGAATTGATCGCCATTACCAGGGCAGCACGTTGTAGCCGTGGTTGATCCAGATCTGCGACACCTGCACGGCGTTCAGTTCATCGCCGTGGGCAAGCTCCGAAAGCCGCGGGTTGAACAGCGTGCCCAGATACTCGAAATCGTCATAGCCGATTTCGCAACTGGCCTGCAGCTCGCGATCCCTGGCGAACCGCGCGATCAGGTCCTCGGCATGCTTGATTTCGGGGTCCTTCATCCAGGCGACCGCATAGGCGCGGTATTCCAGCGCGGTTTTCGGCTCGACATGGCTGTCGCGTTTTCGTTTCGCGTTGCCGACCACGAAATGCTTGTTCTCGCGCGCCCGCTCGATCAGATGGAAATTCAGCTTCTCCCGCTCCGTGCCGGTGGCGCAGCCGGTGATTTCCTTAGGGATATTGGCCTGGAAGGTGTGTCCGCACCAGGTGATGCTGATCCGGTCGCCATCGAGCGGGACATAGACGATGCTCTCGGTGATCGGCTCACTGATCAGTTCGGCGGTTTCTTCGGCTGTCGCACGCTGCGCTTTGGCCATGACGGCTCCTGGTAAGAGAAAGGGAAATGACGGCTTCACCCGATTGGCGGCACAAAATGTCCGGCCATTGAAGGCCCCGTCCCGCCCGCCGCGGCATCGGATGCGTGTTTGACCAGAGGGCCGTCGGCCTCGCTGGTGAGGAGGGGCGAGCCGGTCGAACGAGGGATGCCCGGCTCAGAGCCGGGCATTCCGGTTCACATGTCGTTGTTGATTTCGTACTTGATTACGCAGGTCACTGCACCCGTGGTCGCCGCGGTGCCGGTCTGCGCGTATTTGGCGTAGAGCGTGATCGGACCCGAGGCGGTGACCGCAAGGCCAAGACCCGCCGCGGAGGTGAGGTGATAGATGCCGGGCGTGCCGGCGGTGATGCCCGAGGCCACGATCTCGTTGGCCGAGGATGCCGTGGTGCCGAGCGTGATGACGTTGGTGGAGGTGGCATTGAAAGCGGTCGACACATAGCAGTCGATCGAGTCGATGAAGGTGCCTTGCGCCATCGCGCCGAATGCCTGCCCCGAGCCGATGTTCTTGTCGTTGAAGTTGATGGTCAGCCGGTAGTACAGCGGATTCTGGCTTTGGGCGTCCCGAGGCGAGAGGATGCGGGTCTGGTCGACCGACAGCGCGAACGCCGCCTCGATCGGAGCAAGTGCGAGCGCAGCCGCGAACAGGGCGGCGAGCGCACGGGTGAACAGGGGAGTTTTCATGGTGGGTGGCCTCCTTATGGCCGATGAGTTGAGAGATAAAAAAAATGCGCGATGGATTCGAACCATCGAGTGCCAAAGCATAGCTTTCGCGTAGACGTAGCCCCGTCGATTCGGGAGTCGAACCCAAGCCAGTTGGCAACCGGCGAAGCCAGCCGGGCGCATCTCTTGTAAGCCGCGCGAGACGATCCCGCGCGGCCGGGTTCATTCAGTCAGCCTGGCTCTAGTTGTCGGCCACCGATGCGAAGAATCCGGTGAAGATTCCCCACTCCTTGAAATTCCCCGCGGCGTTGAGCTTGGCGATCTTGCCGACGCCGTAGCACATCTCGACACCGACGCCGCGGATGAACTGGTAGTCGTCCTCTTTGCGGAACGTCGGCGTGGGCATCTCGCCCCAGCACCACGCCACCGCGCCCTGCCCGCAGAAGAAGGCCGGCGCGACTTGGATGCCGGTGGCGCCCGCGTTGGTGTAGAACACCGGCAGCCGCAGCGACTGCTCCGGGATCGCGCGGATGATGACGCCGTTGTACAACAGATCGCCATCGACGAAGATCGGGTTCTTCAGGTAGCCCTGATTTTCCCGGGCCCGCGAGTTCTGGTTGGCGGTCTTGATGTCGGTGTCGTTCTGCGCGTCGCGGAACTGCTCCTGGTTGAGGAACAGCACGAACCACTCGGTGCCATTTTCCTTCAGCTTGAAGGGGCGGATGCGGGGGTTCGCCTTCATCGCGGAGCGCTTCATCCGCATGATCAGCGCGCCGGAAACCGTCATCGCTCCGGTGATGTTCGCCATCGAGGCCGCGAAGTTGCCGGCAACGAGGTTGGCGGTATTGCCCGAGCCGATCAACAGCCGGTCGGCGTTGTCGGTGATCCAGGTGTTGCGCTGCGCGGCCGTGGCGGCATCGAACAGGACGCCGTTGACGCGCTGGCCGAGCGCGGAGCCGAGCCCGGCGGGCGCGGCCTGCGAGGGCAACGCATAGAGACCGTCGATGATCTCGTCGCGCTGCTTCTCCTGGCCCCAGTCGACCAGCCGCGGACGGAACTCGCCGAACAGATCGACCGAGGATTTGTTCTGGTCCGCCTTGTTGATCGCGACCGCATGGCGGGCGAAATCGACCCAAAACCGGGTGCCCTGGTTGTCGAGCATTTCCTCGTTGCCGACGAGCGGTCCGATCCCGACGCCCTGCGCGTTGAGCCGCGCCGACAGCGGGATGTTGATCTGCTCGCCGCCCATCTTGCCGCCCTTGTCGAGGTCGGTGATGACGCGGATGATGGCGTTCTCGGAAGGCCCCATATAGGGCGAGTACAGATTCTCCCGGACATATTCCCGGTACATCTGCATACGGAAGACGATGAGTTTGTTGTTGGAAGAAGTGGTGGTAAGCGCCATTGTGGCGGTCCTTTCAAAACAAGGCCCGCGCCAAAGAGCTTATCGGATATTGCAAACCGGCACTTACGCGCCGCGAGTGATCGCAGCGGCAGGCTTCGTCATTTTGAAAAATCGTAAAGACTTCTCTAGCGCCAGGCGGCGTCGGCGATCGCCTGGCTCGACCCATCGGAAGCATCCGGATCGCTCCGGGATGCTCCGACGTTGGAGCCAGGCGCCCCGTTCAAGGAACGGGGCAGACGGGTGACGGTGCGTGGTGTGCCGTGGTCTCCGGTGACGGCCTCGCCGCGCATATCGGCGACAAGCTGCTTGCGGAATTCCGGGTCTTTCAGCAGGGCTTCGCGGGTTTCCTTGGCGACGCGTTCGCGATACGCAACAGGGTCGTCGCCCACTTCCGCAAGGGTTTGATTGCGCTTGTGCCAGCCGACCAACGCCTCGCCCGGATTGGGCGCGGCGTAGATGCGCTGCACGGTCGACCTTGCATCGGGATCACGCGGATCGAGCTTGTTGATGGCCTCGAAGGCGTTCGCGAACGCGTCCTTGTGGAAGGCGTGCGCAATCGCAAACGAGGTCTCCACGCGCGCATCGGCAATCTGCTTGTCGCGTCGTGAAAGCTCGGCCTGAAATCCCTTGGTCAGATGCTCGGCAAACCCTTTCGGGTCTTCGAAGATATCGGGAACGGTTTCGGGCTTGGGTGGATCGACCGTCCTTGGTGCTTCGGTTCGCGGCGCGGTCTTCAGGGCCGCGAGTTCCTTCATCACCAGATCGAACTTGGCCGCGCTCTCGGCCTGGCTTCTTTCCAGGCTGGTCTTGAGCGCGTCGCGCTCGGCCTCCGCGGCGCGACGCGCTTCGTTGGCTTCCCGCAACCGTCCCGGCGGAATCCGGCCCTCGGTCTCGCCTTTGGCGGGCTGGGTGGTGGCTGCGGGCTTGTCGCCCTCGCCGTCCTTGCCCGTCGCCGGCTTGTCCTTGGTGCCGTCTTTGCCGTCCTGTTCGCCTTCGGCCCCGGGGTCCTCGTCGCCTTCGGTCTCACCGTCGGCGTCTTCGTCCTCGTCGGCCTCGTGCTGTCCCTCGAGGCCTTCGCCCATGTCTTCGAGCGATTGATCCCCTGTGGGATCGGCGGCCTCGGTATCTTCGTTGCCCCAGGCAAACCCTGCGATCTCTTTCTCCGTTTCGATCAATGCTGCGGCGATCGGGTCGCTGCTTTCATTAGCCATGAATGGCACACCTTGGTTGTCGCGTATCGTCGCGATGACGGCAGTCCACTCTTACGCGGCATCGGAAGACCGAGCCGGCACGCCGGGACCAAAGAGAAGCGTTGCGCCGTGTGGAGGACGCCTGCCGCGGGGTTCAAAAACCGGCAACCCGTTAGTAGCCGCGCGCCGTATCGTGGCGCCGACGAAATCCTAATGCTTGAGCGCTACGCTGTGCGCTTCCTGCTGTTTTGCGAGCATGTCGAGCGCCTTGGTCAGCGCGTCCGCGAGCGCGGTCGCCGCGCCCGGCGAGCAGCGCAGATGCGCCACGCAGGACATCTCGCCGGCGACCGATCCGTCCGGCTTGGGCATCAGCATGCGGGTCGACAATTCCACCTCGACATTGCCGGCGTACACGCCAAATACCGGCACGCCGTCGAAATAGACGACGGGCGCTGCGGCGGCATTCTTCAAGAGCGGCGCGGATGCGGCCGGTGATTTGGTTTGAACAGCCATATCGGACCTTTGCTACATCGGCGCCGGCTGAGCCGGCGGCGGCGGTTGCCCGCCTGGCTGGCCTTGCGGCGGCTGGGTCATCCGATGGGCTTCGAACAGCGAATCCGCGACGAACTGTGCGGCATCGAGATGAATGCCGGCCTCGCGGTGGCCGACACCGGCGCGCTTTTCTTCCGCGGTCGCCTGCGCCTGGTCGGCGCTCGCCAGTTGCTTGTGGGTGTCGGCGGCGAGCTTGGCGTTCTTGCCGGCGAGGTGTTCGAGGTTGAGGCGTTTGGCCATCTCGGCGACGGGGTCCGGCGGCGGCGGTTTCGGGCTGAGCATCTGCAACAGCCGGTCCTTGTCGGAACGCGACAGATTGGGGTCCATCTCGACGATCGCCTGCGGCGGGAACGTGCCGGGCGGATATTTCGAGAGCTTGTCCGACATGTCCTCCATCATCGAGGTGATGTCCGGGCCCATGTCGAGCACGATGTTGACATCAAGCGCGCCGACGGCATTGACAATCACCGGCTGACCATACTGATCGAGGTCGACCCCGTTCAACTGGATGAACTGCGCCAGCTTGTCGTTGGAATTGACCCTGATCCAGCGTTCCTTGGTCCAGTGCCGCTGCACCGCGTTCCAGATCGAGCGGTAGATGTCCAATTTCCACGACCGGTGCGACAGGACAAACGGCGCCAGTTCCGCCATGCCGGGCTGGCGCAGCAGTTCGATCGCCTTGCCCGAGATGTTGGTGATGCCGCCCGGTCCCGTCATCGCCGCGAGATCGGCGTTGGCGAAGCCGTCCATTTCCTTTTTCGCGTCGTCCGTGAAGGCCGAGAAGATCGCGACATCCGGCGTGGTGTCGTCGACCTTGAAGTTTTTCTGCGGGTTGACCTCGATGTAGCCGTCGTGGCGGGCGGCTTCCCTTCGCGCGATCTCGACGTCGTCGACAGCGCCTTTTTCCGCCGTGATGCGCCGCGAGTTCGCCAGCGCCAAGAGTTTCGACTTGCCCTGGTTGAGGGCGTCCTGCGGTCCTTTGAAGTTGCGCACGAACGAATAGCGGTCGCCGTCCTGGTCGATCGCGGCCGAGAACATCTTGAACGAGGATTCCGAATTGCCGCGGCTGTCGGCAAATGGCGAGACGCCCTGATCCAGCAGCACATTGGCGCAATAGAACGCCCAGCGCCATTTGCCCTTGTGCTTGTACCAGTGCTCGATCATGCGGACGCGGCGCTGGGAGAGGATCAGCCACTTGATCTCGCGGTCGGGATTGGTGGTGAGATCAGAATCGCCCTGGAACAGCGCCTCGAGATCGTCGCGCTTGCCGGGAAACAGTTCACTTGCTGCTTCCACATCCATCCACTTCATGATGCCTTCGTAGCGGACATCCTTGAAGTTGAACTGGTAGCTGCGCGGGTCGTAGAAATACTCATCGCCGATGACCGGATGCAGTCCGACGTCGGGATCGCCCTTGTCGCCCTGCTGCAGCACCAACTGCACGCCGGCGATGGCCTCGATGCCGGCCTGCAGCAAGACCGCGGGCTCGACCGTGTTCTTGAACTGGTTGGCATCGCAGACGTAGCGGATCGATTGCGTCGCGATCTCGGCGCCGGCTTCCGATTTCGGATCGCGTCCGACCGCCTTGGGATCGCAGCGCATCCGCTCGACCTGGCCGACGATGCCGTTGATCTTGCGCCCGACCCGGTTCCATATCTGCACCGGCTGGTGACGCGCGGCGAGCACCTTGCGCTGATGGTGGTCGAGCTGCGCGCCGTGGTAGTAGCGGCGGGAGTCCTTCTGTTCCTCGATTTCCTCGATCTTGGCCGAGAGATAGTCCTGCAACTGGCGGTGCAGCGTCAGGACCGAGAGAAATTCCTCGTTGTCGTCATCCTCGCCGACCACGCCCGCGCGCTTGTCTTCGTCGGGATTGTTGTCCTGACGATCAGGCATCAACGGCTGCAGCCGCGCGCGGTCGGCGCGCGCCATGGTCGCAGCGGTGGAATCGAGCGACGGCATGCGATCAGGCGATCGGTGTCGTCTTGTCGAGTTTCGCCATCGCCTTCTCGGAGATGCGCCCGGACTTGGCGAGGTGATGGGCCTGCTGCAACACCGCGTGCATCTTGGCAGCATGCTCGGCGGCGTGCTTGCGGATGTGGCCCATCAGCGCCTTGTCTTTGACGATCTCGCCCGCGCGCATCATGGTGTGCATGGCGTCGCGGACCTCATAGTCGTCGTACTTCTTGCCCTTCGCAGGTGATTTGGTCATGCCGCGTCCTTCCGCCATTTCCTTAATCCGCCATGATCTTGTCGAACTGCCGGTCCGAAATCTTACCGGCCTTGTGCAGCCGCTCGGCCTCGCGCTGCTCCTTCGAGAGTTTCTTTTCCGGGCCTAGCACCTGTTCCAATTGCTCACGCGCGATGTCGAGTGCGTCGACCGGTTTGTCCAAAAGATGCCCCTCGACCAGTTCGCAGATCCGCTTGCATTCGGCGATCGCGGCGTCCGGCGTGTCGCCGAGCGCCACCACGGCGCCAATCTCGGCAGAGCCCGTCCACTGCGGGATCACGTAATACTCGCCCTCGATCTGGCAGAAGTTGCGGAGCTTGACGTTCTCGCGCACGGATTTCGGGAAACTCACATGCATCCAGTTCTGGTCGGCCCATTCCGAGATCAGAAGTACCTCCGCGCCCCACTTCGCCTTGAATTCGGGCTCGACCACGACACCCTCGGCGGCGTGCCAGATCACTTCCGCAATGTTCTCGATCAGCACCTGGTAGAGCTCGTTCGGCGGCGAGCCGGCGCGGCAGCACGGATCGATCAGATAGGCCTTGCCGTCCTTGGTGCAACGAACTTCGGTGGAGAGGAATCCGCGGTAGCCGTAGCGCTTCAGGGCGGGCGCGAGTTTCTCGTTGACGGAGCGGACTTGCGCCGGCAGATCGGCCCACCGCACGGTCTTCATCAGGTAGGCTTCGTCCTTGACCTCGACGCCGGTCATGGCGTTCTTGGCAAACTTCCCGTCGACGCAGATGCCGTCATAGCCGGTCTCGATCGCGTCGTTGATTCCCGCTTCGACGACGAAGTCCATCACCTTCTTCTTGGCGCCGAGATTGTGTTCGAGTTCATCGAGCCGCGGCTCGACCTTGGCATAGGTCTTGGCCCCGAAGGTTTCCATGTCGCCGCGGGTGCCGTTGATCTTCACCCACTGGTCGTCATGGGCTTTCAGGTGCCGGCGCAGCGCATCCAAACCCGTGACGACCTTGTAGGGGCCGATATCAATGCCGAGCTTGCGGCTGATCTCCTTCGACTTCGGCCGGTCCA